AACGATCAACGGGGCGAATGCGCAGGCTGATGCGCAGCCGTTGCAAGCGGCTGGCCATGCCGGGGATCAGCACCGGTCGCCCCACCCAACACCAACAACAAAGGAAGCACAAGATGGCAAGTTTGAATAAAGTCCAACTCATTGGCAACATGGGCGCCGACCCGGAAATGCGCTACCTGCCGAACGGCGACGCGGTTTGCAATATCAAGGTTGCTACGTCGGAGCAGTGGAAAGACAAATCGACCGGAGAGAAGAAGGAAGCAACGGAGTGGCATCGCGTCGTTTTCTTCCGCCAGCTTGCGGAGATTGCCGGCAAATATCTGAAGAAGGGATCGTCTGTATATGTCGAGGGGAAGCTGACGACGCGCAAATGGGCCGACAAAGACGGCATCGAACGCTACACGACAGAAATTACCGGCAACGAGATGAAGATGCTTGGCGGCCGGCAGGATATCGGCGGCGAGATCGCACCAAGGCAACAGCAGGAAAGCCGGCCAGCACCGGCCAGCGCCGGCCAGGCTGCGGCAAAGAAGCGACCATCGTTTGAAGACATGGATGACGATATCCCGTTCTAGGAGCGAAGACAGTGACACCAAAAGCAAAACAAAATCGCCCGGCGATTGACTGGACGGACAAAATACACATTGTCATTGCGGGATATAATGCAGGGAAAAACACCAAGCTAATTGCTCAAGAGATTGGTGTATCGCTTGATACCACATACCACAAAATATCACGCCTTGTTAAATCCGGCGAGCTTCAGAGAAGGGGAAAGACTCCGCGCTTTCTTACTGAAGCCGAGAAGGACATTATCCGTAAAGAATATTCCACGTGCGACACAAATGAGCTTGCTGAGAGGCTTAACATGGAGGGCGGCCACCTTCGGACTTTTGCTGGATACCTTGGCGTTAGACGAGATAAAGCGGCAAGACGAGCGCAGCTTATCGCCGGGCGCAACAAGGCGGACGTTATAAAGCTGGAAGCCACCAAGGAAGACGTGACCGAGGGCAAATTCGGCGTTTTTCACCGCAGAACGCTCGCTGGCGGTATTGAGTATTGGAACGCGAAAACGAGCACGAGAACGCATACGGTTGTGTGGTCGGTCTGATTTTTTGAGGTTAGTGACATGGCGATGACGAAGAAAGAGATGGCGCCGAGCATCGAATCTGCGCGCAAGATGGGCGAGGAAGGCGGGCCGGCAGTTGAGGAAGATGCTGGAATTGATAGCGATGGATCGTTCAAGATTGGCGATAAAAACTACCACCAGCACGGAGTTATGGAAGATGACTATGACGAAAGCAATCAGCTTGGTCTGCCAGAAGGAACGATCTACGTCCTCTCTCTGGTGACTTACGGATACGGCGAAACGATCAAGTGGGCCGACCTTGAGGCGCAAAAGGTTGCACTAGATGAGTGGGCGAAAGCGGTGTGCGAAAAGCACAATTGCAGCGCCGAGATACTTGTCAGCGCGAATTACTGGTAGCGGCGGATTCCTAACAGCAGCACATGACGAGAGGTAGATAGAATGGAAAAGCAAGAGTTGAAAAATGGCCAACTTGTTCAATTGAACCCGGAAACCGTTGTGAACAAGATGTTCTCAGCCTGCTTCATGGTTGTGACTGAGCAAAAAGTGTTTGGGGCTCAAGGATATATTCAGGGACTTGGCTCAGACGGAAAACCAGGAGGGCAAGCCTACTACCGAGCAAAATGGGAAGAAATGGAACTTGTAGGAATGGCCGAATGGGTAGCGTGCTAACAGCAAATTGCAAAGGCGATAAAATGAACGTGATGAAAATTGTTCTGGCCGTTGTCGATTTCGACGACCTTGGTCCGTGCGGTGTGAGGCGCACGATTGAAGAGGCAAAGTATCCGAACCGCTGCATTTCGCCGTCCGTGCTGTCAGTAGATGTGCGCGACATTGGCGAATGGGAAGACTCGAACCCGCTGAACTTCAAAAGCTCGCAGCACGCGGAAATGGATCGGCTATTCTGCGCCAATGAAGATTCCGCGACTACCGGCAGCCGTTCCGATCCGCAAGTAGCGGATCGTCGAACCGGGCCGCCTGATCGCAGGCTTCTTGCGTGGCCTGGCTATGTGATCTTGCCTCCTGGCGTTGCGTATACTCGCCGGCGGATGGTTGCTGGTCGCCGCTCGACGGACAAACGGTAGCGCCTATACGGACGTGGATGCCGAGTCGCTTGATGAGGCCATCAACGAGGCCATAAATAGAGGCGCCGAAATGCACCACAACGGCAGCGGAACGAGTGGGCGAAAGCTGTGTGCGAAAAGCACAATTGCAGCGCCGAGATACTGGTCAGCGCGAATTACTGGTAGAGCGTGATGACTACTAACAGCAGCACATGACGAGAGGTATAGGAATGGCCAACAACGACACAATAGAGTTTTACGACGGGGATACGGCGATAGCCCATGCGCTTTCGTCAATGGTTCCGCAAACCGGAGACATGATAAGCATCAGAAAAAAAGTCTGGAAGGTGCGAAAAGTAACTTTTGCGCTCGACTATGCTGACGAGCGCGGCGGCGCACGAATGCGGGCCAATGTTGATCTTGTCAAACCGAATTCCTAACGGTCAATTGCAAAGGTGATGAAATGAACGATTGCAGCATTTGCGGGAAGCCGATAGACGATCAGAATCTGTTCGTCTCGGACGGTGACGGCGGGCACGCTCACGGCCATTGCCACGAGCGCCGGAACCCGCCAAAGATGGCGGCAACAATTTTCGAGGCTGCCAGAGGTTTCGGCGACTCGATCCTTGCCGCCAGGGTGATAAAAGACCTTGTTCCGCATGAACTGGCAGAGCAGATCATTGCCGAATTTAACCGCCGGTCACGCGCTCAGTGGCAGCGCAGATGCGAGGAATGACGAAATGGAAACGATGAGTCAATTCGCGAACGAGAAGGACCTGTGGAAAGCGCGCTGCCTTCGTATGGCAAGGGCGCTGTCGGCAGTGATGGACCGCACGCACGACCACGACATCCAAGCAGCTACCGGACTGCCGAATTGTCAATGTGAAAGGATCGCAGAGGCTCGGGCAGATGCTGAGGAAATTATCGGAGACGAGATGCGCCAAGGCAGATTGGTGACGTGATGAACAGAGAGTGGCTGGAAACAATCCGCGCGCTGGCGCACAAGTCGACGCTTGGCGATCTACTGATGATCGCCCCACCAGGAAGCGCCGAGAGCGACAACATGCGGCGGCGGCTGGACTTGCTCGCGGACTTCGCGCAGCACGTTGTGGAGAGCGTCGATGATGACGAAATGCGGGCGGCGAAGGCTAGCCGTAATGAATGTGTGGCATATCAGGATCGGGCGGTACGGACGCGCCTTTGCGCAGACCCCCGACAGCCAGGTTGCGCGGATCGCCCTATGGTTACGAGGATGGCGACCGACTCACCATCACTGGTGGACGAAGCCAAGCAAGGCGCAGAAAATGCTAGAGAAAGTGATTTCGTGATGAGATATTGGCAGCACGGCGAAACAGGCAGATTGTGCGCGATGGAAACGTCGCCAAGCCCAAGGTACTACGAAATAACCGGCGATCAGTATGAGGCAGCGACTACCGGCAGCCGTTCCGATCCGCAAGTAGCGGATCGTCGAACCGGGCCGCCTGATCGCAGATTGGCTGGCCACGGCCTGTTGTGGCTTGGCTTTGAAGTGGAGAGGTCGAGCGCTCCCGGTCGCCGATCGACGGACAGATACTTTCGCCAAGAGCCTCAGCCGCCCGCCGATCGTTGCACATGACCCGCGCAGCCGCTTCCCGCTGCCCGATGCCGTCGAGTAGGCGCGCAGTCTCGCGGAGGTTGCACGGGTCGTCTTCGACGCTCCCGCCACCCGACACCCCGATGCCGATGACCGCCACGCCGGCCGATACCGAAATCCTACATGGCGCAGTGGCGTTCATCGTCGGAGCGTAGGCGTCTGGCACGGTTCTGACTGTCGTTTCCTTGCCGCCGCTACCAGATGCCGCAGGCGCCGGCTGATTCAATGTTACTGCGACCTGCTGCGCGGCCGTCTGCGCCGTTTTCACTGACACCCCGGCCGACGCTCCGGCCGAGGCCGCAGAAGCGGCCCAGGCGCCGGCATTCAAGCCTAGCGGGGCGCCTTCTGCCGATGCGATGATCGGAAGCATGGCAATGCACAGGCCAATCAGTATCCCGTAGAAGATCGGCTTCATTCTCCGCCCGCCCTTGCTGCGCTGCTTGTTGTTTTTACGTCGGGCTTGATTTCAGTCTTGATGTCAACCAGCATTTTTGTCTGCAGCGCACCGATTCCGACAATCGCGGCAATCAGTATTGGTCCTATCGCTTTCGCAATTGACGCCAGAAACGCAGCCGCCTTCGACCCGTACTTGGCCGTTTTCCACGCCTCCATAGGTTCCTTCAGGTCCATGTCGAGCTTGTCAATAGACGACTGCAGCCGCGACATCTGGATTGCCTGATCGGCGTGCCTGGCCGCCTGCTGGGCGATAGTCTGATCGAGCTTGTCGTGGACCTTTACCAGCGCCTCTGCCATTTCGTCGGCGAGCTTGCGGTCCGCCTGCTCGGCTCGGTCGGCGACCTTCCCGAGTTCTGTCCGAAACCTATCGACGTCGTCAGAAAGAGCATTTACGCGCACCGTCAACATGCGGTGCATTTCCTCCTGCTCGCTTGTCATCAGATGACGATCTTCAAGTCGCCGCCTGTGTGGTAGACGTTCCCTACGACAAGCCCGTCAGACACGGCGTCTGCGTTGTCCGTGTACTCTGGGATGCTGTCACAAAACAGCATGCCGTTACAGTCAACTGAAAACTTTGTAACGCCTGAATTCTTTATTGATAATAGCTTTGTGTCCGTCTGCGTGATTTCTGTTTTCGTGTCAAACAGGTACGCCTCGCCTATCGTCCCGTCTGGGATTCTTGGGTACAAGCGCGCCCTTATTATGCTGTCGATTTTTATGCTTACCGTGACGTTGGTTCTGTTTCCTGTTCCCGACGGACTATCATGAAGGTCAATCATCCCTGCAAGATTGTCGTATCCGTTCATGTCTTGATTTTTATAGATAGAAAGCAAGGCGCCCGCGCCGATGTTGCTTGTTTGGGTGGCGTTCTGACCTATATTCACTACATACTCACCTAGATTAAAAAACCCGGCGGCTATGGTGTCTGTTGTAACGCTGAGCATGCCAATCTCTCCGTTTCCGCCATGGAACAGCGCGCCGCCGCTTATCGCCGTGGGCATTCCATACGTTCCGTCGTAGTCGCCGTTTATTGCTACGGACCCATCTCCGCGAACCTTGACGGCAGTCTGGTCGCCTGCGGTGCCAGTTTTCAGCAGAATTGCATCTGCCGTGTCTCCGCTCGTTCCCGCCGTTCCTTGAAGGATTAGCGCGTCGTCATTGTTTGCGCCGCCGTGAAGCAGCTGCCCTCCAACGCGCCCCGGAAGGTACGCATAATCCGTTAGGTCCACCGGCCCTCCTCCGGAGCCGGCAATCGCCTCAAAGACTCGTTTCCAGAACAAATACATCCAGTCGTCAAACCTCTGATCTGATTTCGGCACTGGCGGGGATACAATGACCGTCACTTTTCTACCTCGTAGGCAAGCACATGAACTGGGAGCATGTTTTCATTCGTCTGGCGATCGTCTTCGTTCTTGGTGTCGTGGTGCACGCTCTGTATCGCATCTTGACCGGGAACTCGCTCAACGACGACGCGCTCTGGTATCAAAAGCAGAAGCGCGAGGAGCGCCGCAGGAAAAAGGCCGGAATCTAGCGCCCTGCGGAGGCCCCTGTCGCGGCGCTACCGATTAGCAACAGTTCGTTCAGGCGCCGCGACCGAGAAGGCGTTCCGCTGGCGGCTCTCGGCACGTCAGCGCGCATGGCTTTTCCGACCGCTGCATTGTTTCCCGCCGCCCTGGCCGCCCACCGTGCCCCGCCGACAATCTGCCCGAGGATGCCGGGCGCCGCCGCTTGCGCGACGTTGGCCACCGCCGACCCGGAGTTGCTGAAGTTCACCGCCGATCCCGCTGGCGGGCTTTCCATGTACGCCCCAACCCGTCCGACCGTGCGCAAGGTGGCGATTTCCTCTGGCGTGAAAAACGCCTGAAGCCTGGCCGCTCCCATCTGCCGCAGCTTGACGTTGAACCGCTCCTGAGAAAACGGCTTGTCGCCGGCGATGTTCTCGCCGAATCCAGCCCGGCGAAGCTCTGCGCCGATCTGAGCGCGCGCCTGCTGATACGCTTCCGGTGCATGGCCTTTCAGCAACTTGGCCATGCCACGCAGTTCGAGCGCGTCGCCGTTGATGATGAACTTCCGAACGAAGTCATCAGCCGGAACGTCGCCGTTTGCGGCGGCTTTCAGTGCGGGGATGGCCTCGTGCAGTTTGAATCGCTCCGCGGCCAGCTTGCGCGCGCCCTGGAATGCTGCCAGCGCATCGGCGCCGGTGTTGTTTGCAGGGCTCGCTCCGTTGAGCGCATCACGGACAGCGCCGAGCGCCTTTCGCTCTGCCGGCAATGCTCCGCGCTGCGCTGCCGATAGAACTGAATCCATCTGCACCGCCGTATTTACGTTCAGCGGGATTTTTCCCGTCGACACGTCATTGAGCATGTTGCGCACCTGTGCCGGCAGGTAATGGCCTAGCATGCCATCGTCAAGCGCATCATTCGCAGCCTTCACGAATCCCACGTTATCCAGGTCGACATAGCGCCCGGCCGAGCCCCGGGCTGCGTTGTATGCGTCATCGACCACGCCGCGAGCGCGCGCATCAATCGAGCCCAGGCCGCGGGCGATCTTCTGCCCTCCGGCGAAAGCCTCGTCCGCCCCTTGCGCGAAACCGCCAAGCGTGCGGCTCAGGCCCTCCGTCTGCCCTGCAAGGCGCGCGGCGATCGGCTCGCCTGCGCCGGCAATACCGCGCAAATTCTTCTCGCGGGCGAACTGCATGGGATCCCGGGTGATTTGCCCGAGCAGAGGTTGCTGACCGAGCGCCTCGAAATCCGCCTTGCGCAGCGCGGCGGCCGTGTCGAGCGTTTGATTCTGCGATAGTGCATGCTGCGCCTGCGCGCGAAGCTGGTACAAGACCGACTGCGGGATGTCGTCAATCGTCTGGCCGGCCTCCGCGGCAGCGCGCGCGATGGCCTCGTCTGCAGCGTGCGTGCCTGGCGCTCCGGCAATCGGCGGAAGGCCGCCCGCAGGAGGGGCGCCAGAGCCTTGAAACATGCGCCCGATCCTATCCCCTACTGCGCCGGCAACGGGCGCCAGCACAGCCCCAGCGGCGCCGCCAACGGCAGCTTTCCCGGCCGTCTTGCTCCAATAGTTTTCCGTGTCGGTTTCGGGCGTTGCTGCCGCTCCGACTGCGCCGACCGCTGCGCCTGTTCCGGCCCGACCAAGGAATCCCGCAGCGGCCGGGATGCGCGAAGCGAGCGCAACATTACTCGGCGCTGCGAGGTATCCGGCGAAGCGCGCAGCGTCGAACCCGTCGCGGCCAGCGCTGGCCCGAGCAGCTTCGTACTCTGCCTCTTTGGCTTTGATTCCAGAATTCACGCTATCGCCGGCCAGCGACCGGATGCCTGGCAGATTTGCAGCGAACTGCACCGCTCCAACAACCGGGTCAGCCATGCCCTGCATCACGCCGCCGATCGCCGATCCGCGGAGGTTGCCGCTCGGGCCGAACGTCTCGGCGAACCAATTGGCCGCGCCCTGGTAGGCGTCGGTAGCCGCTTGCTTTGCCGTGTCAACCTTGCCGCCGAACTTTGCCGCCAGTCCGCTGTAGTCTGGCGACGGCGCCGCGGTAGGCGCGGCCGGTTGCCCTCCGAACTGCTTGGCCACTTCTCCGTATCCGCTCATAGACCGGCTGCCTTCCGAAATCCGTCCGCGTGCGCTGCGCTCGGGAATGTCAGCACTTGGCCATCAGGCAGAGCTACTGTGTTTCCGCCAGCGCCGGCCGTGGCTTTCCTGTCGCCGGAAATGGCCGCCTTGCGCGCCTCGAATTCTGCGCGCGCCTGTTCGTAGCCGTGCGCTCCTTCTGTTTTCAGCGCGGCAATTGTCGCCTGCCGGTTTGCCTGCTTCTGAGCAATTGTCCCTGGTTCGTCTCCTGGCTGCGGGAAATACTGCGTTCTCGCGTTGTCGAACTCCTCGGAACCAATCGCCGCGCCAGACTCTCGACGAAGAACGGCATTGATAAAGTTCCTCTGCGCCTGCTCGACCTTTTGCTGCGGTTCGCTTTGCGTCCAGTTTGTCAGCGTTCCGAGAGCGTCGCCAACGAACGGCACAGCTTCTGCAGTCCGTTTGATAAGCCCAGGCTGCACATCGCCGCTGCCGCCAATATCTCGAATGATTGAGTCCGCGTCGTTTGCTCGCACTCCGAACCCTGCCGCCTTGCCTTGCGACTCGGTAAGCGGCTTTGCTCCTCCAGTCGATTGCATTGCTGAATTTTCCATGCGCTTTTTTGCGATGTCCAGCGCGCCAGCGTCAAGCCCCTGCTGCACCTGCTCAAGCTTGAGTGCGCGATCCTGTGCTGCCTGCGTCATAGCTTGAGACTTGTCGCTATCGACACCGTAATCCACGCGCCGGCCGTTGATCATCGCTGATAGCGGCTGCCCTTTGATCGCGTAGCCTTTTCCCTGCCCAAAAATTTCGATTGGCTGCGAGTAGTCGAGCTGCGGGCTTTGCCGGCCCGCGCCGCCCTGCGGAGAGGACTCGAACTGATACTCTGCGCCAGTCGTGTTGTTGCGCAGCGTATTCATTGGCAAAGGAGCGGCGTCGGGCGCCATCTGGCCGGCCGTACGAGGTCGCGCAAGCTCATCAGCCGCCCGATTCTGTCCATGGAACCTTGGTCGTACATGGCCGCCCCTTACCAGATATTCGGGCGAACGAGCCCGGTTGACGTCGCCGTGCTGGAAGCCAATTGGTTCGCCTTCAGTCTCTGGTCATTCGCCGTCGTCAGCGCCGAAAGCGCGAGCGATCCTCGGTTTTGGTCTGTTCCTGCGCGCAGCCCATATTCGCTGTTTGCAAGCCCCTTCAACCCAAGGTTGTACTGGTCTCGCTGCCCGGATAGCGCGCCCAGGCGGCTGACCTCGTTCCCGTACTCGTCCGATGCCAGCCCCTGCCCGTACTGCGCGAGCGCCGCCAGCGTGTTTCCGCTGCCAAGCATGCCCTTGGCTGCCGCGCCGCGCTCCAGCGCCTGCTGGCCCTGGTTGAAGCGGAACTTGTACGCATTGCTGTCGCTGATCGAGTTCGGGTCATTGACTAGCTGCTGCAGTCGCTGTTCGTACGGGTTTGACGTTTGCGTGCCGCTTGCTGCGCCACCCGCTGCCGACGATGCCTGCGGGTTCAGGTACTGCTGAATCTGCGCCAAGTAATCTGTGCTGCCGATCAGATTTGACGGGTTCGATTGCTGCTTCGCAAAGCCTTGAGCGTCGAGCTTGCCTTGCAGCTCCTGGCCGCTGATCGGCGCTTCCCACCATCGCGATTGGTTGATGTAGTTTCCGTTGCCGAGCGCGCGATAGCCGGCCGCCTGCGCCGCTTCGTCGAGCCCGTCTCCGCTGCCAGGGTATTTCGCCCCGAGCCCGTGAAAATCCATCGCTGATTGCATGTTTTCCTCTCAGTCCAATTCGAGCGCTTCAAGCTGCACCGGCAAATCGGCTACGTGCAGCACTTCAAAACTGCGGCGCCGATACGCCCCGCACCGCCGAATGCGCGCTTGCGCCGATGACAGATCAACAGGCCGGCAGGCAGAATTCGTCGTGTAGTCGTCGTCCGACCATCGCAGCATCGCCTCGCCGCCCCGCTTCTCGCCGATGACGCGAATCTGACCAATGCTCTTGTAGTTCTCGTTGCCGCTGTCGAGCTTGCCTGTGCGGAGCTTCAGCGCGATCGGCTCCCCGTCGTCGGTGTAGGCATCGGGCGTGATTTCGACAAGCGCGCCAGTCGTCTCGTGCAGAACAAGGTCGCGGCCGGCCGCGGCCACATAGTGCGTGTACCGGAAGTAGCCCTCGTCGTACCCGGTCGCCGTAATCGTGCCCGTCGCCGGGCTTGCGGCGCCGCTGGCGACGCTGAATATGAAGGCGTCGGCGGATGTGACGCGAATCTGTTTCAGGCCGTTGTAGTCGCTTGGCGTTGCCCCCGCGATCGTGACCGCCGCCCCGTCTGCGTAGCCGTGCGCAGTGCATGCCGCGGTCGCCACGCCGCCCGACTGCGTGAGCGTGCATGACTTCGGCGTCTGCGCCGTCAAGCTCGACCATTGCGCCCAGGTTCCAGCCGTCGCGTCATAGGCCAGCGTCACGTCAATGTCGCGCAGGCCCAGGATGTAGAATGAGTGCCCGGACAGCTTGACGCCGTAGGCATAGACACTCGACAGGTCAGACGCGGCCAGGATGCGCTCAATATCTGGCGTGCTGACTAGCTGCTGTTGCAGGCCGACCATTTTGTGGACCGCCCGCCCCTTCTGCCGCGCCTTCGAGATCCAATAGACCGTCTCATCAAGCTCCGCGACCGACTCGCCGGAAGCGCAGCCAACAAGCGTAAATGCGGACAGCACAGGCGACAGCGGGGACCCCGTTGGATTGCCGACGTCGTAGAAAAATTCTGTGCTCCATTCCTTGAACGCGACGATGTAGTTCTGCGTCTTGGCCAGCGCCACGCCTCCGCCAGGCTCGATCGCAGCCGTTATGAAGTCCAGCGCTCCCCATGATGTCGGGTCATTCAGCCCGCTGTTATAGATAACGGCGTTCTGGTCCATGACGAAGAAGTAGCCGTCCAGGTAGGCAACGCCTGGCACCGTCGTTCGCCCGCCCTTCGCGGTTATCGTGCCCGTTGCCGGCGTCGTCGGAGTCCCGGTGACTGCGTAAGCGAAGTGCGTCGCATCAGTGACGGTAATCAGAACGCTGCCGTTGTATTCAGCTTGTGCAGCGCCAGCGATTGTCACGGTCGATCCAGATTGCCAGTTGACTGGCGCAGGCAGCGTGACCGTCGCAGTCGACCCAGTTCGCGTTATGCTTGTCGGAGTGACCGTGCTCCATCCGGGATAATCTGCGTCGGTGATTTTTGTCAGCACGTTATTCTCGAAATTGAATGCATCGTATGCAGATTTGAAGAACATGCCGAAAACTGACTGCTCGGCGACATACCCCATCATGTCGAACGGCTGTCCAGCAACGGTCACGGCGAGGACTGGCATCGTTGTCTGCTCAGAAGTATTTGACTGTGACAGACCCGGTCGCAGGGCTTGCCGCTGGCGTTCCAGTCATGTCGTAATAGAGCGCGCCAGTGGCTGTGCTGGCCAGAGGGTTGGCGTTCAGGTAGACGTCGAAAACCCCGTTGTATTCTGGCTCGTTTGCGCCAGAAACCTCGATTCGCCTGCTGATCGCTGCCGGGCTCAAAACCCCAACGCCAATGGTTGCGACCGTTCCCGAAGATGTTATCGTAGCCGACGTCTTCGTTTTCCTTGTCAGGATCACTGCCGGCCCTGAGAAGATATCGTAGCCGAGCGGAGAGCCAACAGCAGGGATTGCTGAAGGGACGTAGCCAGCCGTCCAGTTGACAGTTGCGTTCGACACTCTACTGTCTGCCGCCAAGATGACCCCGCCAGACTCATACATTCCCGTCGGAAGATATCGCGCCGTTGGCCCGGACCCGTTCGGCGGTATTCCTCCAGAAGATCCCCAGCAGATAACTCCACCAAGCGCGGTAATCGTTTCGTCAAAGCTCTTGACGGTTGCTGCAGTACTCGCCGCGACAGCCCCGCGCAGTTCGCCAGACCACGGGCCAGGAGAGCTTGGCGGCAGGTACATATTCGCGCCGCCATAGATGTTGCCCATTCCATAGCCGGGCTTGAACGTCGCCACATACCTGGAGCTTCCAGGAGGCGATGCGCTCCAATACGCGTCGCCGCCACCAGGCGACGTTGGCGGGTTGTCGATCATCGCGTAATAGCCGCCGACAAGATCGCCTATCGCCACTGACGCAGGAGGAGGGCTGCTGACGTCAATCACGCTGAATTCGTCGCCGTAGATCAGATAAAGCAGCGTTCCGCCGAACCCGCTCTGTATGGGCGTCGTGAAATCCCACCCGGTAGCCAGCGCTCCTGGACGCTTCTTGACCCTCGTGACTCCTCCGCGCGTTTCCGTGTGTGCATTGATCAGGCGCGCGTCTTTCGTCGTATCGCTGATCGAGGTTTTCAGGCCAGTGGCTAGCGGCAGTCTCACGGCGTCAGTATCCACGCCTCGCGGCCGGTCTTGAGCATCAGCGCGCGATCGTTGCTGGCCTGACCGGCCTCGCGTGCCGACACTTGCAGGCCGGCGAAGATCGGCGCCATGTCGTCGTCAGCATCCTCGGTGATCGGCTCGCCAACGGTCAGCGTGAAGGCGTGATCGCCAACGACTGCAACGGCTTTCCCGGGGACACCCGTAAAGCACTGCGCATCTCCGGCCGTGACCGATCCTCGAGAGACGACTCCCGCGCGCTTGAATGCCGATGTCTGGCCGTCGCCCTCAGCCTGCACCGCGGCATTCACAATCAGCGCGCCGGCCGCCAGCGATCCGTCACGGCTTTCGATGTCGGCGGCGAGCGGGATTCTCACCGATCAGTACCCGGCAACAAATGCCGCCAGCGAACCGCCGCAACCGCCCGCCAGCGCAATATCAAAAGTCGCTGCCTGATTCTGAGTGTTGTTCGCCCGCTTGATGTCCGCCAGCGCCTCGTCTGCTGTGTCGATCACTCGCTGGCTCAGAGTCACGGCCGGGTATTCGGGCGCAAGATCGACGGCGAGCGCATAGAGCAGCGCGCGCTCGTACCCTGGCGGAAATGCCATGTCGTCGTTGATGTCGGCAATCGCGCCGAGTTGCATATTAATGGCCAGCGTGACCGTCAGCGATTCCAGCGGAGCCGGCCAGAACCGCAGCGTTCCGTCAGGAAACGTCGGCTCGTAATAGACGGCTTCCGGAAGTTGCGATTCCGTCGACTTCTGCAAAATGTCGTTCCACTGCTGCTGTGTCAGCGGAACAACTGGATAGTCGATTCCGCCCCGCGTCACGAAGGCGCCATTCAGCGTAATCGGCCGCGCGCCGTCGAAGTCGGCGCCGCTGCCAATGGTGTATGTCTGCTGGCTCGGAACAAGCGTGTAGGAGGCATTCTCAAGCCGGTAAAGCGTCAGCCCTTGCAGGTTCCAGCTTTCGATAAGCTGATTCAAAGCGGCCAGCGCGTCAGATTGCTCGTTCGCGTCTGGGGTCTCCCCGGCCGCGACTGCGCCGAGCTTGCGCAGAGACGAGGATATAAGCTGCAGCGCTGTTGTCATTTTTTGTTATCCGTTGCCTGGTAGGTTGTCGGCGCGGGGGTGCTGCGTTGCCGGGTGAGTGGCATGGTGTAGCAGTCTCCATGCGGGCGCTTTTTCGTGCCTTTTAGCCACGTCCCTAAACTTTCTGTGCGCCGCTTACTCATCTGACGCCCTCAAAAACACTCTTGTGCCGTCCGTCTCGGCGACTTTGTGCGGAATCTTTAGCCGCATTAGCTGGCCATTGACGCGCAGAGAATCGAGCCCGCGAGTCCCGAGATATACTATACGAGGCGATCTCCGCATCCTTGCGCTGTGATGTCTGCGAAATAATCGGCTAGGTCGGATGCGGAGGACATTTACTCGGGCCAGCCGGTTGTATGGTCGAATTCGCGTACTTCGGCAATGTCGGAGAGTGCGTCGACGCTCGCCCGTAAATTCCTCGCGTGATAATGCAGATTAAGGCCGTATGACCCAAGGGCCTGCATCATTCCAAGCACACCCATGGCGTTAAGAGTCAGCAACGAATTATCTTTGCACGCCCACTCTACCTCGTACGCTACTTCCGCCGAAAGAGCCATCTGTGCTGTAGTTGATGCAACGCAAATGCGCTGTACAGACACGGAGTCAGAGTCGATCACCTTGCCGAGATACTTAAATCCAGCCTGCTCTCTGCGGTCGCGCTCATCTTTGATGTATGATTTTACAACCAGCTTGGCGGCATCAAGTTGTGACATCCCTTGGTTGCAAAGCTGAATCTGCAATTCCTTTGGAGGGATTGAGGCGTCATCTTCCGTAAATACGACAATTAGCCCTGGATCCCCCGGAGTCACCCATATATACTTCGGCTCTTGTACGGCATAGGCTAGGGCTTTTCCCTCGCCATCATTGGCGAACTTGAGAATGGCCATTTTTACGCTCCCTTCGACAAGCAAAGACTTCTTACGTACAAGATTGAGCTATCCGCCGAGCTAGCATTCTGCAGTGTTACTGAAAGGGCGCCTCCGACAGAAAAATCTATCGCGGAAAAATCCCCCAATACGCTAGGCTGATACGTGCCAGAAGGAACGTTGTTCCTCGTGCTTATCTGCCTATCGAGCCTTCCAGCCATTTGCACAAGTAGCTCAGTATCAGCTATTCCGGCGAGACTTGGATAAATAGAAGCTAGCTCAGATGCCCCATATCGCAATCTCATGGTTTTGTACGAGGCTGAACCTTTGGGGATAAACTTTGTCTTTAAAGATATAAGCCCATTTACGCCAACAGAGCCAACAGGCAGCGTCACCTGGGCGCAGGTTAGCTCAGAGACTGTCTGTGTTATTCTGCCGCCAACAGGGTTTGCAAAGTCTTGCGGCGAAGGTGGGATGGCTGGCGCAGCTTCAGAAGTGGGCAGATAGAGGTTATTAAAGAATGTTCCAGTGGTGTCACTTGACATCGTGAAGTAATACCAGCCCGCTGCATTACCTAGCCCGCCTGCGTTTGCTGGCAAGTACCCATATCCCGAAGGGACGATTACCCCGGAGTAGACCGCTGATGACAACGTAAAGCTGCCAGCCGTCCCTGTAAATAGCAGCCCAGTGGAGCCGCCATCGCCACCGAAAACAGCGAACGCCACTCCACTCTGAAACAGCGTTACAGGGACGCTGATCGCAGCAAGCTCCGCTGCGAGGTTGGCGCTTGTTTGTGCGGGCTGTCTTGAAAGAGACAGCGCCCTGGCGACGTTGAAATCGTCCAGCGGACTCGTTCCGGCCAGCGGGTCTTGGTCGAACACGGACGCATCTGCCACGGAAACATACCCGGAATTCCACAGAGCTTTTGCCGTCTCAATCTCGACAGACGGGTAATACGTTCCAGAAACAAGCGGCCGGCCGAAAGAGTCTGATCTCCCGTTTTTTATGCAAGTAACAGCAACATTAGCCATTCTCTATACTCCAAATGCGCCGGGGAGAACCCCGGCGCTCCATGGTTAAAGGCCGTCGTTTAGACCGTGTAGTACTTGCAGGCCAGCTCGGGATACGTCGCGGCCCACCCGAACAGCACATCGAGACGAGTGACTACGTTGTCGTTCGTGCCGTCGTAGAAGTCCGTCACCTTGATCGTGTAACCGTTGTGCGAGATTTGCTCAACGCGCGCGCCGGTGCCGTCCGGAGGCGTTGCCATCGGAACCATGGCGAGGGTAAACGCGTCCTCGTGGAATCCCACATTGCAGCCGTAGGAAGTCGAAGCGGCGCCCTTGATCACATACGGCTGGCCGGTCGTCGGCGAGGCGGTGACGTTCTTATACGCGCCGCTCGTGACGATTGCCGGACTGATCGGGATCGACGTGGCCGCGGCGGAAACGTCCGCAGTCACCACGAAATCGGCCAGAACGCCAGTGCTCACGCGCGACTGCGGATTGACAGCATAGACGCCCGGTAGGGTGATGACCGTCCCGGCCGCCAGCGTTCCGCCAGCGACGCCGACGACCGTAATCGCAGAGCCCGTCTGGCCGGCGCCGTTAATGTTGGTCGCCGTTGCGGCGCCGTTGGTATGCACCGCAACGTTCTGGTCCATCGCGTAGGACAGACCCAGGCTATCGACCATCAGGCCCGAGTCGAACTGCCGCCCGAGCTTTGCCTGGCCGTTGAACAGCCCGGCGAAACCACCAACCGTCGCCGCGTTCATGGCCGGGTTCATGATCAGGCCGCGCATGTTGTCGCGAGGCGCGCCCATTTCGTCGAGGCGCTGATTGATGCCGGTGATGGCCGCCAGCGACAGCTCTTGCGTCGTCGGCAGCGCGCCGGTCGGGTTCAGGCAGTTGTAGACCGCCGTCTTGGCGAGCAGCAGGCCAACGCGGTCGATCTCGTTGACGATGGCCGCCGCGGCGGCGTTGATTTTCTTCTGGATGCGCTTATCGGTGATCTGCAGCGAGCGCTCGAACAGGTTGAAGTTCAAATCCGCACCCCCCTGCGACAGCGTCAGCGGAACAGAGTTGTCGACGGATGCCTGCGGCACAGAGACGCGGCCGGGCCGATACGTATAGCGCGACGGCTTGCGGATGTTGATCGTCGCTCCAGGCTCGTAGCCGTCCCGCATCGACGCGCTATGTACGGTTTCGTAGTCGCGATTGACCATGCCGCCGAACGCACAGTTATTTTCAATGACGGCCAGGGTCTCCTTGGCCAGAATGCTGCTGGTAAGCAGTGTATTACTCATGATTTATTGCTCCGTGATGATGTGGATTACCGCCGCCTGAATGTCGCGCCTTGTTTGCGACGTGCGGCGATGTACTGGTCCATGTTTGCAGATGCCAAGTCGACTGCCGCAGGCGCGGAAGAGCGAGCTGGCGTAATCGGCGCAGGCGCTTTGCTGGCCGGCTTGAATTGTGGCGCGGCCGGATTCGATAGCGTTGCCTCGATCCGTCCGAGTTCTCGCGCTGCCGAGAGCGGAGACAGTGCATTGATGCGCTTGACCGTTTCCGGGCGTTTGGCGAGGTGATAAGCAAGCTCCGGCCCTGAGTCGCAGTCGAGCAGCGTGTCGACGACGTGCGGCGCTACCTGCACGGCCGATTTGCCAATAACCGCGTCATAGTCCGGCGTGTCTTCGCGGAAGGCGATCTGACGCTCGTGCCAGGCTTGCGCCTTGGCTTCTGCTGCCCGCGCCTCTGCCGCCTGCGACCGCTCGGCATCGCGCCTCTTGAACGACTCGGCGACTCGCTGATCCGCTTTCCAGTCCGCCAACGCCTCGACGTACTCGTCATACGAACCGAACTTGTCAGGGTTTGGCTTCTCGGCGGACTCGGCCGGCTTTCGCTCGGACGCTTCGCGCAGTCTCTGCACTTCACGCTCTGCCTCGTGCGCCCGCTTCGTCAGTTCGTTGATACGCTCGCGAGCGCTGCGCCTTGGCTTCTCCTGCGGCTTTTCCTCGCCGCCATGGTCGTCGCCTTCGTCGCCCTCTTCGGGCTTCTCTGCGGCTTCCTGCTGCTCGGACTGCTGCAGCTCCTCGGTTACGGTTTCCGGCGATTCGTTGCTTGCGCCTGCCGGCGACGATGGTTGCTGCTCTTGTGCTTCCTGCATGGATGGCTCCACGATCAAAACTGCTGGCCGGGCGCGAATTCAGGAGGCTGGCCCGGCCCCTGCGCGATTGGTTCTTGCTGCTGTTCTTGGGTCTGCATCGCCGCTGCGTTGAGCGCTGGCGGCGGTTGCATGCTCTGCATGAGCATCGAAATCCATCCTTTCAGCTCTTCCACGTCCTGCCGGCCGTTGGCGTTGATCTGTGCGACTCGCTCGGACGACTCGGCGCTGATGCGCGCCTTCTCGATGCCGGTCTTGGCGTCCTGCAATTCGGCTTCGAGCTGTTGGATATGCTGCTGTGCCTGCTGGACGATCTGCAGCACTTGCGGCGGAATCTGCGGCGACTGTTCGCCGTCCTCGCCGTCTTCGTCGCCGAGCAATTCGGGCGGAATCGTGCGCTTGATGCGCTCCGCGATTTCGTCGGCACCTGGCCAGTCCATCGCCGTTACAACCTTGTCGCCGGCAACGTCCATGAGCTTCGGCCAGGACTGGCCAAACGAAACCATCGCATCAGAGGCTTCCTGCCTGCGTGTCGAGTAGCTGGCGCCTGCGGATACGGTCACGTCGTATTTGCCGACCGTCAGATCGTTCAGCACCGTGCGAATGGCGCCGGTTTTCTCATCAATCTCCGGACGTTCGAGCGGCTGATTGATCGTCGCGTGAGAAATCTTCTCGTCATCTCCGAGAATGCGGACGACTCGCTCCGTGTCGTAAATCCGCGGGATCATGTCCACAAGGCATCGCCCTGCGTGCCTAACAGCGCGCGTCAGGTTGTCCGAAAAGTGGAAGTTGGCGACGTTGCCTTGCCTCTTCTGTTCGCGCTCCTGAATGCCGCTTGTAGCCGTACCGCGGGCGCCGAGAGACGAATCGAAAATGCCGGTTGTTGATTTGATTTCGTCCGCGGCGTGCATCGCCATCTGCAGCACGCCAGACGGGATGTCGGCCATCGGCTGTCGCTGCGGAGGAGGCGCGAGACTACCTCCAATCGTGCGCGGCTTGTATTCCAGATACGCGAACGTCTGCACATTCGCCGCGCGCCATTTCTTCTCGTGACCCTCGAACTGTCCCTCGGCGCCGATGAATGGCGTTTTGGGGCGCAGCGTGACTTCCTCTGTCGCCGCGGTCATCCAGTAGTCATACATCACGGACGGCCCTTTGGCGTGCCGAATCAGCCCGGAGCGAACGACTTTCGAGTCGATCTCCAGTTCCTCGCCATAGACCGGGAAAACCGGGATCCATCGGCAGGGAATCTCGGCGCGCTCAAGCACATCCGTGAACGTCGTTGAGCTGCCTGGCATGCCGACCGCGCCGCGCTCGACAGACTCAGAAGACGAGAGCTTGTACCACATGACTTTTCGGCGCCTGCTCTTGCGCTCATCGACAATCGTGACGCCGAACGGCAGTTCGATCAGGTCATCTTTCCAGCCCGTTTCGCCGTTGCTCAGGCGCACGAGCACAGCCGGCGATTGCTCGATCCGGTAATACTCCGAGCACAACAGCATCACATCGTCCGCGCCGTCGCTCTCATTCGAGACTGCCGCCGACGCGCCGGGATGGTCGCGCTTGACTTCGGATCGCGCGATCGTGCCGTCCACAAAACAAAAATCCTGATCGCTTCCGTCAGGCTCTTTTGCGTCTGGGTCTGGATGCACCGAGAACGGAGACCGGAACCGCTCGAACCGCGGCACCTGGTCAAACGAATCTTCTCGGTCGTACTCCGTGCGAATACGGAAATACCCGAAACCGCAGGCGGCCGCGTGAAATCCAGCCGTGTCGTAGCAGGCGTCTGCGCCGCTCTCGTACTCGATATGCCGAATCAGACCCTGCAGCACGTCGGATGTTTTGATGTCCGCGCCATCGTCGACGGGGTGAGTCTTGATGCCTAGCTTGTTCTGCCGCTGGTCGTTCGTTACCGTGTGCAAAAACGCGGGCAGCTTGTTGATCGTGATGCACGGTCTCCGCTCGACTTCTCGCTGCCGCGCCGCGTCTTCTGGCCAGTGATTGCCGGCGAGCTTCTGGAAATCGTCTTTCGCTTCGCGCAGATTGTCCGCCTCGAACGCCAAGCAGCGGGCGTACCGAGCGTTGGCCTCGGCGATGATGTAGTCGTCGGCTTTGCTTTTCTGCTTCATGCTGCCTCAGTGTTTGATCAGCGGATGTTGCGGCTTGCGGAGCATGACCACAACCGGGTCGCCCTGGATGCGCTCGAATCCGTGCGTTGCGTACCAGCGCTCAAGGCGCGCAGTCTCTGCGTCGTCGCCGCCGTCCGGCATCAGGAACAGCGCATTTCCGGCGATGTCCGCGTCGGCGCAGAGCTTGCGCAGCAGCGCATTGCCAAGGCCCGCCTTGCGGTTGTTCTCGGGCACGTAGACGCTGCGCACTTCGAGCACCTTTGATCGGATGCGCGGAGGAATTGCGACGCTCTCGGCGACGATTGCGCTTGCTGCGCCTGCTCGCACTTCGCGTGCGTTTAGCCCATCCATCCGCCGCCACCGTAGTATTCAACATCATCAACAGTTGGTTTTCGAGAGTCGCCACGGAAAAACTCTTCAGCGGCAATACTCATTAATCCGAACGCGTCCGAGCCGTGCGAGGACCAATCATGGTCCGGTCCTAGTCCAATGTTTCTAGCGCCATCGCGCCTCTCGTGATACCAACCAAGAGCTTCTCTGCCAGGCTCTGTCGTCGATTCATTGAACCAAAACGCAGGAGAAACACGGCGCACAGACTCAATACGAGCCGCAGCCGCTCCACGCCCTTGGTTTGGCACGACCTCTACGTCATATCCTGCATCGGAAAGCGCAGACTCATAGCTGACAGAGCAAACCCGGTCCCGCCTCGTAGTAATTGAGCACCCGGACCTCTCTGCCAACGAACTGCACGGCCCAAAAACAAAAGCGTCAGCTCTCGCGCCAGTGCCGCCGATGTCTGCAATCAACCGAATCGGCAGTAGCGGGTCAGCAGCAACGCGACAAATGCGCCCTTCTGCCTTCGCTGCGGCAAGAGCCTTGGCGTAGTAAGCGCCGACAAGCACTGTCGCGTACTCGCCCTCCCAAATGTGCGGATACTGGTCAGGATCAAGGCGCAGGCAGTCAAGTCGTTCCTGCTCAAGCTCTGCCGGGAAAAGCGGGTTATCTCGCCAGTTGGCCGTCACCACTACTGCACCGGTCGGCAAATCATCGCCGCGCAGCAGCGCATCAACGGGATCGGTCTTTCTACGAGCGTTCCACGAAAACCACAATTCCGAGCCTGGCGCGCGAATCGTCGGCCGGAGAAGTGACAGCGACCTTGCTGCCAGCGTTTGAGCCTCTTCTGTCCACGCAATCCTGAATCCTTCAAGCGATTTTATCGACTCGGCGTTATGGTCCTGCATTCCTTGGAATGATAATCCCATCGCCGGGGGTTTCGATGACCTCGTTAAAAACCTTGAATCCGTCAGCCTCTCCGAGCCTTAACCTGCAGCTTGTCCTCTATCAGCCGCTTGCTCGATTCCTTCAGCGACTTCTGCACTTCCCGGATGCACACTGCACGAGTGCCGCGCTCAAGCAAACACTGCTCGATAAGCGCCTCAGCGAAATTGTGCGACTTTCCGCTACCACGACCGCCCCACGCGCCTTTATATCGCGCAGGCTGCAGCAGCGGCTCGAAAACCTTGGCAGTGTTAATTACCAGGTTGCGAGCCATCGCCACCAATGATTCTGCGCGTGATCATCGTCACTGCCATGTCTCCGTCGACCTTGATCTTGTCGGTCCACATCTGCAGATGCCGTCCTTGCAGCTCGCAGGCCTTGAGCGCCGCGGCGTGATTGACCATCGCCAGTTTGCCATCTTTGTCTGCCGCCTCTCGCATTGCGTCGGCTTTGATCGCCTCAATGTCTGACAGAACTTTGTCGGCGGTGATCTGCACGCGCTCTGATCGCTCTTTCATTGCTGCGGCGATTGCATCGGTGATTGCCGATTTCTGCATATTCTGCACGCCGCTTCGGAACGCGCTTTTCTCGCTGTACCCGGCCCGCCTTGCCGCGGCGCTAGCGTTCAAATCCTTGAGGTACTCAGCCACGAACAGCGCTTGCCGACGATTGAGCGCCACTCCGCAACCCTCCAACACCTCCGTGAACGAAAAAAGCCAGCATCTCTGCCCCGACGTGCGGATTCTGCGACAGCCTCGGGCCATTGTCAAGCGCCTGATGGTTGTCAAAATTCTTCTTGACACCTGTTTGTATTGTCGTACAATACAGACACCGACACACAACACCAAGGAGAACGAGATGAACAAAGCGCAGACCGCAAAAATCCAACGCATCACATCCTGGACAAACAAACTGGCAGATCGCGATGGAGGTTTGCATTTCAGCGCCGAAACCTCTAGCGATGGTCACGTCTTACTGTTTGGAAGCAACACTTATTGCAGCGATAAAGCGTGGTTTTATGTTCGTTTCTTTTTTTATGTGGGCATCGGCCCAAGGGGAGGGGTTAGCATCTACACGACAGAAGGGTTCACAAAGCAGCAAATTCTTGCCGCATAAACACAACGCGGCCCGCAAGGGCCGCACAGGAGAAGAAGATGATGCCAACAACTAGAATATCAACACTACGCGCCAACAAGTTCAGCGTAATAAACTGCACTGGCAATATTTGCCAAGTGCAGGCCGGATTCCCGTTTTTCGTAAAAATGAACTCTGGCGAAATTCGCCCGGCCCGCCGCGTTCGCGCTGACGCTTTTGAGTTTTGTTTTAGAGGTCAGTTCAGCACTGCGCTTCCGAAACAAGTATCCGCTTAACAAACAGGCCCGCAAGGGCCGCAAGGAGAATGAGATGAAAGCAAAATTCACCACCGACAAGTTCGACGCAAGCGTTTCAGTTGAATTCGACACCGAGTCGCCGGACTTCGACAATTACGAGACGGTCCGCACGAAGCGCACATTCTCATGCCCTCGCGCCGGCGGTTACGTGATCGAGCGCCTTGGCAACGGAAACACGGCGCAAGTCTGCGACAAGCTTTCCAGCCGCGGCAGCACGCTGCACTGCTCCAGTATCGACAAACTGCCCGCACTAATCCGGCGCGAGTATCGGGCAATGGTTCGCGCAAACAACAAGGCGGAAGCATGACAAAGCGCAAAGGCAACGCGCCCGGCCAAGGTCGCCAGCCGACCATCGCCCCGCGCGGGCAGGTCGAGCGCATCGAGGCCCGCGTCAGCTCGGAGCAGAAAGCCGAGTACATCCGGCGCGGAGGATCGCAAGCCCTTCGCGAGTGGTTGGAAAACAGCAAGGAGAATCGGCAATGAGATACGCAATCGTCTACTTCGGTCGGCCCTCGCGGATTATCCGCAGCACCTCCACTGAGTGCGCTGCACTTTCGTTCGCGCAGCACGCCAAAGGGACGGGCACATGCACGGCTGCACGAGTCTACGCGTGCGACACTGTAGCGCTTGCCAAGACCTCCGACATTTCAACCGTTCGCGACGGCGAGCGCATCATTTTCGAGGCTTAACCGCCACCCAGCTCCAGCCGCCTTCGGGCGGTTTTTTCTTTCAAGCCACCAGCAGCCGCTTATCCAGAAACGCCACCAGCAGCGCCTCGTGAGCCGCGCACAGCGCCTGCTCGTAATCGCGCATGCGATAGACAGCAGACAGATACCGGCGATGGATAGCCGCCCTCTGTGCAGGCACCTCCAGGCTGTCGACGCACGCATCAACGATCTTGCACCGCTCCCGGTCGTCCACTTCCCTGTTCTGCTCGCCAGACTCAGCAGTAACCGCCGACCCTCCAAGGTCGAACCCAAGCGACCGGCGCGGAGCCCCGAGAAACACGGAGTACGCCTGCTGCCACCTGGCCCAATCCTCCAGGATGCTGACAACCTTGTCGACCTGAGCCCGCTTCATTTCGTCAAAACCTTGGCCTTGCACTTCCTGCACCGCCGCGCTTTCGGCTTTCCGTCGTCGCAGATTTCGTGCTCCACACCAAAAGCCATTATCGTCTCGATTGACTGGCATCACTTGCATGTCTGCTCCTCTCGTCTGATTGCAACCGCTTCCGGGTCGCCGTATTCCCGCCGCTCAAAATCTCGCAATGCCGGCCCCTTGCAGGAATTCGATTTCGTCTTCCGTGAGCTGCAAATACTCGGCCGCCAATTTCTCTGATGCCTGCCGCGAGATGTGCTCGCCGGACTCGAATTCGATGATTGCGGCGCGCTCTTCGAACTGCTCAATGCGATCTTGCGTCATGACCTCAGCTCCTGCGCCCTTGCCGCAACGAACCCTGCGACCGCCCGCAAATTCTCTGCCCTCATCCTGTCGACCGATGCGCATGGCGCGTAATCGGCCCACTCGAGCAGCCCGCATCCGACGCCAATCAGCTCACCGGCCAGATGCATCGCCCGATCTGAGTCCGGCATGTGAGCGCGCAGCATGAGAGCGGCGACCCGAGCGCTTCTTGCCAGCGCCACGAGGTGCGGCTTTTCTGGCGTGCGAGACGATCGAGCCCGGATGACGTCGGACGCCGCGCGCATCTCGTCCGCCACCTGGTCGAGTTTTTCAGCGATCGCCGCATGCGCCCGGGTCGTCATGTCAGTTTGCCAGGAGCGATTCTCGCGTGCGTCCGGCCGCTTCTTGCGCGATGACCCACGCCGGCGTTTTCCCGCGCCCTGTCCAGGCTTCACCGTTCGGCCCGCGGTACTTGACCGGCACCTTTTCTTCGCCTTCTTCGCCGGGGCGCCGAATCCGCAATCGACAGCCGTCAATCCATACTCGCCGACCAGCCGCTTGACCTCAGCGACGGCCGCCGACACTTCCGTCTTGCGCGCTTCTTCGATCTGCGCGTCGAGCGCCGCTTTCTGTGCTACCAGTTCATGATATGTCGCCATTTTCAATGCTCCTTTTTGCTGTTATCGCGGGATCGCCGCGCCGATTTTCCATTGCTCTGATACCGCCGCCGCCAATTCTTTGGCAGCTTTCTCGCCCCTCGCCCGGCCCACCCTGGCGTAGTAATCCTTCCTCGCCGCCCGATGCCAGCGCATCACTGTGCGCGCCTCGCACGCTGCTCTGTGCGCCTCGCTGTGCGTGCAGTCGGGTTTGTCGCATTGGGCGGCGCCGCACATCGCGCTTAGAACGTCGTCGGCTTGGCGACTGCGCGCGTTAGCGCCATAAGACCAGTCTGCAAGTCGGTCGCTCCAATGCTTGCCCACCGGCTGTCAATTCCCGCTGTGTTGCGCAGCTTGTTGACGAGTTCGCCAATCTCAACGCCACGCGCTTTGATTTCGTTCATAAGCGCAGCCTCCGCTTCGTTCAGCTGGCGATAGCCTGTGATTTTTGGTTGTATGAAAGTTTCCATTTTTTATGCTCCGTTTAATTCCACGATCGCGTGGCCGTTTTTGAAATCAAGACATCACCCCAAGCGCCGCAAGCCTGGCGCTCAACGCGCAGCGCGGGCACCCTTCCGGCAGCGACTGCTCGCATCGCGTGCTCTTGAGCAACTCCAGCGCGATTGCTGCGAGTTCGTCCAGCCGGTCTGCCGCCTCGGCAATCGCCGATTTTGCGATTCCGTCTTCGCTCTCAATCTCGATAGCCAGAATGCGCATGGCGCTGGCCAGTGTTTTCGTGTCGGTTTTGTGCATCATGCCGCCCTCTCCGAATTCGCCCGAACATACCAAGCCGGCCGAACGAACTTCTGCGCCGCGAAGCTCCACACGTATTCGAGCTGTAAATCCGCAGAGCAGACGCCATCCGCGATGTGCTTCTCAACGATTTCCCGGAAGCGCGGATCGACCTTTGATTCCTTCACGATCAGATCCCACGCCTGCTGCGACTGCGGGCGCTTGGCCCAAAGCAATGGGTCAAGGCCGGAATTTTCAGCAATCTGCATGCTCACTTCACCGTTCCCCAATCTCTCCGCTTGTCGCCAGATCGCGCGCTCACGCAGGCCTCGGTCATTCGCACTCGGCTTCCGATGCCGACCTCTTTCTTCGCCACGGCAATTGCCGTCTCTTTTTTCCGGCCAGCCCAAAGCGCCTCGTTTAGCCTCGGCATGTGGCGGGCAATCCATGTCTTTGCTGTCGATCCCGCGTCGATGTGCTTTACCTTCAGCGAGGATTCCGCTTTTGCGAATTTGTCGCGAAGGTCTTCGGGTTCTTTTTCCAGCAGCAGCCATGCGTGAGTCACCACTCGGCCCATTTTCCAGTCCGAAACCCATCCGTCGACCAGCGCTTCGCACATCACCGCTCCGAGTGTTTTTTTCATTTCTCAGACTCCATTCCGCGTAGCTTCGCCATCATTTCCGCCATCACCTTCTTTGCGTGTGCCTCGGTGTGCTGCTGTCCAGGAGCAGGCAGCGCGGGCGCTCGTTTCGGTATCGCCGGCCACTCGCCCTTGGCCATCTGCGCAACAAACGCCCGACGCCACAGCGGCTCAAGCTCTTTCGTCGAGCGGTTCAGCATCTCGTAAGACCCGATGCTGGCTGCCGCCCAATAGATCGCCGGGTGGCTCCACGTGTCGCTGTCGCTTGCCCTGCGCTGCATCTGCTCGATCGCCTCGAGCAACGCAGACGAATAATCGAGTTGCGGACGGCAAAAAGCGCGGAAATCAGCGACCCCAGGCGGAAATCTCGAGTCTTTGCAAGCATCAAGCCCTCGAGCAATTTCCGCCCCGCTCATGTCCGCGAGGTCTGCCGCCCACGTTGCCGCCATTCGATGCGTCGGCACAGACCCGAATTTCTGCGCCCACTGGTCGCCGTAGCGATCCTCCATGCGCTCAAAAATCCGTCGCACCCAGGCGTCAGGCAACGCGCTCCGACTCGCCGGTGATGTCTCGCTCTTCACTGCCTTGATGCTGTTCGTTGCCATAGCGCTGGTTCCAGTAGCTGTCGATTCTCGATTGCCGCGTGCTTCCGTTGATCTTTGCCGGTGCCGCAGAAGGCCCCGCCCTCGCCTTGCTGTTCGCCAACCATTCCGCCTTGAATACACCCCACCCGCGTTCGCAGCATTCGGTCACTGCGGCTTGCAGGGTGACGCCCGCTTTTGCCGCTTCTCTCAGCAGCCCTTCAAATGCCGTTTGGGTTGCCTGGAGTTTCTTCACTTTTCGGATCGTCGCCCAATCCAGGACGGCGGTTTCTGCGACCCCTTCGGCGAGTAGCCGGCCGTTGAAATCGAACCCTTCCGGCTTGCGACGTGGCGTAATGTTTTTAGGTTTACCGGTTCCTGATGGTTCACTGATGGTTCCGTAGCCCGTTTTCGGGCCTGCTTCATGTCCGTTTTCGGGCCTGCTTATGTCCGTTTTCGGGCCTGCTTCATGTCCGTTTTCGGGCCTGCTTATGTCCGTTTTCGGGCCTGCTTCCGTTTCAAGCTGTACCGTTTTCGGGCCTGCTTCTACATCCTCTTCTGTCCGTTTTTGGGCCTGCTTAGATAGACCGTTTTCGGGCCTGCTTAGGGCATACACAACGACCGATCCTGTTGCCCCTTTTCTCATGCCGTTGGCACAAATAAGGCCAGAATTCTTGAGCCTTGCGAGGTTTTCCTGCACCGTTTTGCGGTTCTGGCTGGTGTCCTCAACAATGGACGAAATAGACGGCCAGCATAACCATTGGTCATTACAGCGGTTTGCCATGACGACCAAAACGAACTTCTCGGACGATCGTTCTATGTCCTGAGAAAGCGCCCAATTGATCGCCTCAACACTCACGCGGCGCCCTCGATATCCGATAGCGCCATCTGGCTTCTTGCAAGCTCACACCAACGCGGAAGCGACATCGACAGCGCGTCACCGCCCGCCTGGAACAGATCAGGCGCCACGTCGTGCGGAGCAACGAACGCGCGCCACTCGGCGCGATTACGGCGCCAGAACAGAACTGGCTTCCTGCCCGCTTTATCTGCCTGCTCGACCGCCTGATACCAGTGCGCTGCCAGCATCTGCTCAGTGCGCTTGACTTCGATCGCCCAGCCTGGCACGTCGAGGCCATCGCATCCTCCATCGCGTGACGCGGACAGTTCGCGCTTGACGACGAACCCGAGCTGGTCGGACAGCAGGCCGAAAAGCTCGCGCTCTCCGGCTGCGCCTTTGGTTCTGCTTGTGCGGCCGGCCACTGGCTATACCCGCTTGCCGGCTGGCCGCATCACCTCGGCGAACGTCTCGCTGTACTCGCGCAGCCAGGCGCACACGAACAGCAGCGGGCCGATGGCCAGCGCTCCGGTTGTCAGCACCGCTTGTGCCGCCGGGTGCTGGCGCGTCAGCGGCCGAATCAGGCGCATCTGCTGGGGCGTCATGACTGCGCCATCCGCACCGTATCCAGCGTCCGGCCGATCACGTCTAGCGCCGACCGCATGGCCGAATTCTCGGCGCGCAGCTTTGCATTCTCGGCGCGTACGCGCTCGTTCTCGGACGCGAGGTGAACGTTCGCCAACGTGCTGCTGAATTCTCGAACTGTCGCGCCTGATTCGCTTGTCTCCTGCGCAACGCAGTACGGCCGGCCGGCATTGATCGATGCCGATTTCGGAGCTTCTAACCTCTCAAGACTGCAGATCATGATTTCCCCTTTCCTGATTTCGCGCACGCTGCGCATTTCCAGCCCTCTCCGGGCATCTTTTTCCGGCCCGACGTCCCTGTTTGCTGACCGCCGCATACGCGACAACGCCAGCCGCAATGGACGACACCGACCATCGTTAATCCGTCCGTGTCGGCCCGGTATGCCGCTTGCCGGCGTGGATGTTGGTGCATGACGTTGCTCATTGCCCACACCAAAAAACGAAAAAAAAAGCCAGCCCCGAAGGGCTAGCGAAGGCCGGCGCGCGACTTGACCGACTTAACGGAACGCGCCGATTTTTTGACTTTTAGCAGATCCCGTCGGTCTGCTGGCAGGTCTGCCTTGAGCCGGCCTCGCGTCGCAATCTCGATCTGGTATTGACGGCCATCCGGCACATCGTCCCACTCATGGATCGTCGACGGATAGCACCCCAGCGCCCTGGCCGCTTCTGCTTGAGTCCCGAAGGCCTCGATCACTTGATGTTTTTTCATGACGGGTAATGTACGGATTGCACAATTTCTTGTCAAGCGTTTTCTGTTTGTATTTAGTTCTCCTTCCCGAATAAAGTTGTTGACGCGCAGTTAGGGAATCCGTATAGTTAAACCCATGCCGCAACCCAACGCGGCACAGACCAACCGCCCTGGCGGTGAGGCGCGAAAGCGCTAGGCACGGAGAAGTTCTCCCCTCGTGCTGAACAAAAGGCGATCCGTGAGCTGTGACCGGACGCTTGCCGCCAGGGCAACCCACAGCAAAGCGACCAGCGGCTTACGGCTGGCGTAACGATGTAACGAAAGCTTCGCGACCGGCCAAGAGAGATTGGCATTGCCATAGACGACACCGATAAAAAACGGAGCAAAAAATGATTGACCCGGTTTAATCGGCCCTCCGCTGGCCTAGTAAGCGGATAGGCGAAGTTAATGAACTCTTTGCCGATACATAAAATGGGCGAATCACACATAGAGAAGTCGGCTTTTTTTGGCGCCGGATAGCGTAACCGGTCTTCGGGACTAGCCTCGACACGATTGCTAGATACCGGTGGAAATCCGGGACCATACAACCGTTAGGAGGGTGGATCGATGGAAACAAGATGCACATGCGCTGAGGCGCGAGCAGCACAATCGGCGGCGCACATCGACCGCTTGAATATACGTGTCGACGCGCTGCGCCGGCAGTGGCGCGAACAGATGGACATCAGCGACACGGCGCGCGTCCAGGTGGGCGAACTTCGCCGGCTGCTCGATCAAGAGCGCGATAGCCGATTGTCTCTGCTCGTCACAATATCCGAGGGCATCGCCCGCGAAGATGCTATGCGCGAGTTGCTTTGCGAGGCGCAGGCAACAATCAAGCGTCTAGACGATGGATTGGCGCAAGCGTGTGTCGCGAACGATTCGCTTGTAAGCCAACTCCGCGACCGTGACCGGCAGATTGCAGAGCTTCGCTCTCGCCTGATCGAAAACGCCGAGCATGCGCGCGCTGACCGCATCGGGTGGGGGTGGACGGCATGAACGCCACGACCGAGGAAGGCGCTTGCGAAGCCCTGAGCCGAGCGCTTTCGGCGCTCGAAGATGGCGACATGCGCGCCGCTGCCTCTTGGGCGTCAATCGCCGCCGACACAATCGAGGCGTGTGAGCTGACGCCAGATGAGCTGCGCGAACTAGCCGCCCCTCGCGACGACACGCCGTTTAGTGAAAAGGTCTTTTTCGTCGGCGTCGTGTTGGTGCTGATGTTGGCCGTTGGCGACGTTCTGCGCGGGTTCCTGCAATGAATAGCCCAGGGTTCGGCGACGCAGCAACGTTCGGGCCGTTCGTCCGTGACCCGGCAGATTATCGCGGCGGCCCGGACGACGACGCATACACCACGGCCGGCCTGCTGCACGAGGTCAATCGCCTGATCGCCAAGGCGAACGACGCGATGGCCGCGAAAAACGAGGCCGGATGCAAGACGTACCTGCGCCTTCTGGTCGGCGAAATACAGCAAGCGCTCGATTACCACGACTGAGCAGCACAACCAATTGCCGGCAGAGTCTCGGCAGAAAGGAACGAAGATGGACCAGCACGAAAATCTACCCGCAGTCGCTCATGACGGCACCGGCAGCGCCATGTCGTTGGTAATGGACGATGGCGCAATGGAGAGCATGATGACGGCCGCGAAGCTCATGGCTTCAGCGCGCGTCACCATTCCAAAGCACTTGCAGGGATCTATCGGCGACTGCCTGGCGGTGATCATGCAGGCGGCGCAGTGGAAGATGAACCCTTTTGCCGTTGCGCAGAAGACGCACCTGACGCAAGGCGGCACGCTCGGGTACGAGGCGCAGTTGGTCAACGCTGTGATCGTGTCCTGCGGCGCAATCGTCGGCCAGCCAGAATTCGAGTTTTTCGGCGACTGGTCGAAGATTCTCGGGAAGGTCGCCGAAAAGACGAGCGAGAAAAGCGGCGGCAAATACTACGTGTCGACGTGGGACAGAAGCGCCGAAGCAGGGCTTGGCGTGAAGTGCATAGCGCGCCTCAAGGGGGAGTCCGAGCCGCGCGAGATTGAAGTGCTGCTGGCCCAGGCATGGCCGCGCTTCTCGACGCAGTGGGCGACTGATCCGCAGCAGCAAATCACCTACCTGGCCGTGCGAAAGTTCGCGCGCCGGTACGCCCCTGGCGCAATCCTTGGCGTCTATACGGACGAGGAAATGTCAGCGGATGATGTTGGCGAAAAGGAAATCAACCCGATGCCGGCGCCGGCCAGGCGCCAGACCGGCAAGCAAGCGGCCGAGGCGGCAAAGCAGCAAGCCGACGCCGAGGTCGACGCAGATGCGCGCGCCGAACTGGTCGCCAAGCTCGAAAAGATCGCCAACGAGGATGGCGAGGTCGCATACGCCGACGCTTTCGCGGATATCGGGAAGGAGGGCCGGCTGACGGTCGGAGCAGACGAGCACAAGCGACTGAGGGCGATCGCCGCCGAGACGACGCGGGCGATGCGCGAGCTTGACGCCAAGCTGTCCGCCGAAGATGCGCAAGAAGGTGGCGACGATGAGTGAGCAGGGGTCACAGGAATGGCTGCGGGAGCGCTGCGGCAAGTGGACGGCCAGCAGGTTCGCCGACCTGATCGCCGTGTCGGAGCGCACCGGCAAGCCGCTGAAGTGCCGCGCCGACGCAATCTGGCAAGTGGTCGTCGAGCGCATGACCGGGCAGCCATCAGAGGGGCCGGCCGGCTTCGCGCTGCAGTGGGGGTCGGAAGTAGAGGAATTCGCCCGCGAAGCGTTCGAGCTTGAAACCGGCAAAGCCGTTCAGCAAGTCGGGTTCCTTGAGCATCCTCAATACCAATTTGCCGGGGCGTCGCCGGATGGCTTGATCGGAGAAATCGAAGGGCTCGAACTGAAGTGCCCGAAAGACTCGGCGGTTCACCTTGCGCGCTTCCTCTCGGGCGTCCCTGCCGAGTACATCCCGCAGATACAGGGCGGCATGTGGGTGACAGGGTTCAAGCGCTGGAATTTTGCCAGCTTCGACCCTCGCATGCCGAAGAGTCACCAGCTACTGATTATCCCCGTCATGCGTGACGAGGCAATGATTGCTCGGATTGAATCGGCGGTCCTGGCCGCCGAATCCGAGGCGGACGAACTACAACAACGACTTGAAAGGATGGTGGCGTAATGGGAACAGAATTGACAGTACAGCAGCGCGCAGCGGTTGCGCTGGAGTCCAGCAAGGCGGCGGCCGAACTTCAGGCCCTCGCCGAGTCGTCGAAGGGCATCACGGCGATTACCAACCGGGCAGGAAGGGAAGAGTGCCACTCTGCGGCAATGGCGGCAACGAAGGCGCGCACCGGAATCGTGCAGGCCGGCAAGGCCGCGCGTGACGACGCGACCCGGTTCTCAAAGGCGGTCATCGCCGAAGAGGCGCGCCTGGTCGCAATAATCCAGCCGGAAGAATCCCGCCTGAAGGCGCTCCGCGACGAATGGGACGCTGAAGCGGCGCGCGAGAAAGCCGCAAAGGCAGAAGCCGAGCGCCTGCGCGTGCTGGAAATCACGCAGCGTATAGCGCTAATGAAGCTTGCGGCATCCAACGCGGCGCACTTCAGCGTATCGAGCGAAGGCGCGGCCGGGATACTTTCCGCGGTCGAGGAAATCGAGATTGACTCCTCGTTCGCCGAGTTTTTCGGGGAGGCGAAAGAGACTCATGCCGCAGCGGTTGCCGAGATTCGCACGACCGTAGAAGCAAAGCGGGCGTCTGAAGAGGCTGCAGCGAAGGCCCAGAACGAACGAATCCTGGCGAAGATTGCTGCAGAAGAGGCCGCCCGCGTCGCCGAACAGGTCCGCAAGGAAGAGGCGGCAGCGGCCAAGGCAAAGGCAGATGCCGAGGCTGCCGAGCGTGCCGAGCGTGAGCGCGTCGAGGCTGCCGCCCGCAAGGTCGAACAGGACAAAGCCGACGAACTGCGCCGTATCGAGGCCGAGAAGTTGGCTGCCGAGCGCAAAGCGCTGGAAGAGCAGCGCGCCAAGTTCGAGGCGGACGAGGCTGCCGCAAGGCTGATATGGGAAATTGCCAGCAAGGAGCGCGAAGACCGGGAGCGCGCCGAGCAGGAGGCGAAATACGCCGATGGGCGCGTGGAGCTTGAAAAGATCGAAGCAGCGAAGCGCAAAGCTGACCACAAAGAGATGCTTGAAAGAGACCGGATTGTCGTCGGGCAAGATCGCATCATTGAAATCGTCGAAAACGTCGAAGACTTGCAAATGCTCGCCGACATTTACGCGGCGGTCGTCGCGATCACGAAGACAGAAACCAAGGAGGCGGCATGAACGGCGCATTTATTTCAAGCTGGTTGCGGATGATGTTTTCTGCGGCAACGTCGGCAATCAGGCCAATGGCTATCGATCGGTCGAATTTTGCAAACATGACAAACGGCCAGCGCGGCGGCGTTAATCAGGCCAAGCGCCAGGCACTCAAGGCGAAGCGGCGCAAGGCGCATCGGAGGAATTGCAAATGAACGTCAATATTTCGAGATATGCATGCATCGAGATTCGAGACGTAGAAATTGGAATCTTTCTGCACGTATTGCGGCTTGCCCATGCCCGCCTTGCCGAGTCTCCGGTTCTGAAATACCACGGAAGCCCGCTTGAACATCAGGCAGGCATCGCTGGGCACGAACTATTTGCCGTCAAGCGGATGATCAGCGACCTCGGCCGCGCCCTCGGAGAATACCTGCCAGAGGACGGGGGCGAGCAGGTTGTCGACGCAAGCTTTCCAGTGACGACGGCGAGCAAGTAACGATCAACGGGGCGAATGCGCAGGCTGATGCGC